GATTCTGGGCGTAGGAGACCGGCTCTTCGACTTCGAGCGTAAGCTCGGTTTCGCTGATCGATATGCCGGTGATCCGCATATGCCAGAGCGTTTCGAAGTCGATCCAGTTCGCGCTTGGGTCGGCTTGCCGGACTGCGATGTTCTGGGAAACCGCATAGGAATCGTCCAGCACCGAGTCATAGATCCCGTCGGTGTTGTCGATCACGATGGTGCCGCCGGAGGATTCGACCGACCCGGCGCCGACCGAAGTCAGGCTGATCGCCCGGGTGAGGTCGCCTGGATCGATCAGCCGGCCATCCCACCACGCACTCGGCCGGTCCGGATCGCTGGGCCGGGTGGTGAAATCGACGTTGGCGACGCGGAAATCGTAAGGCGGCAGGGTCGGGACCCCCACCGCCTCCGCCTCGAAGCCGCGGCCAGCCACCGGGAAAGCCGCGGTTCCCTCCCAGGAGGCAGTTGCGGACGGCGGCGGCGGATCGACACCGGGAGGCAGGTAAAATGTTGTCGTGAAAAGGCTTTCCACAATGTAAATGCGATCGCCGACCGGGCCGTGAATATCCGGCGGCGCCACCACCACCAGGAAGAGGGTCGCTATCAGCGTGTCCGGCGCCTCGGTCTTCGCAAGGACGCCCTTGATCGGGACCCGGCCGTGCGCCACGAGGATGTCCGGCGCCTCGGTCTTCGCGAGCACGCCATGAGCCGGCGAGCCGACCCCTTGGTACACTCCCGGCAGGTAAACCCCTGGCAGGTAAACCCCGCCGTAGGCGCCGGCGCTGGACGCGACGAGGGTGTCGGGCGCCTCTGCCTTCGTGAGGATGCCGCGGATCGATAGCTTGCCGGTCGCGGCCAGCGTGTCCGGCGCCTCAATTCCGCCGCCAACGCCGACTCCGACCTGCCCATAGTCGAGATAGACGCCGGCGCGATAGACGCCGGCGAGATAGACGCCACCGAAGGCCGCGACGTCGGCAGCCCTGACGGTATCTGGTGCCTCGGTTCGCGCAAGCGCGCCGCGGATCGATAGCTTGCCGGCGGCGGCCAGCGTGTCCGGAGCTTCGGTGACCGCCAGTGTGGCGGCGCCCATCGCCCCGTAATCCCAGTAGGTTCCGGGCAGGTAAACGCCGGGCAGGTAAACGCCACCATGCACCAGAATGTCTGCAGCCACCAGCGTGTCTGGTGCTTCGGCAACGGCCAGAGAGCCGCGGTTGAGTGGATTGCCTGTCGCCGAGAGGGTGTCCGGCGCCTCGGCTCTTGCGAGGGTGCCCTGCCCTTGGTTCCCATAGTCGATGTAGACGCCGGGGCGATAAACTCCGGTTTGATAGACGCCCCCGGTGACCGCCGTTCCTGTCGCCACCAGCGTGTCCGGCGCCTCGGTTTTCGCGAGGGTGCCTGAAATAACACCAGTCCCGCTGCTGCCGGCCGCGGCGAGGGTGTCGGCCGCATTGGTGGCCGCGAGCACGCCGGTGATCGAGAGGCTGCCGCCGGCAGCCAGCGTGTCGACCGCGTTCGTCTGGGAGAGCACACCCTTGATCGAGAGGCTGCCGGCGGAGGCGAGCGTGTCCGGCGCTTCGGTTTTCGCCAAAGTTCCGACGATCGTTGCCGCTCCGGCGCGAAATTCCGCCGCTGCCCAGGCTTGGTTGGTGGTTCCTGTCGTCTCAGTTGCGCCGACGTTGACCGCGCTGGTCCCGACGGTCGTGTAGTAACCTACCCACGCCTTTATGTCGGACAGGTTGCCGCCGGTGCCGCTGACTTCGTCCGTCACTTCGGTGACGCTGGAATCCGGCGTAAAATACGGTCCGGCCGCCGTGGCGCCGCGGCGCGCCTGTACCGCGATGACAACGTTCCCGGATGCCTCGGGTATTAAGCTCCGAGCGACGTCGCCGGTTACGTTTTCGTTTGAGTTCGTGGCCCCGATAGGGTCGGCCGGATCGACACCACTCCATTCCTCAACATGGATGATGGCGGCCTTGAAGGTAATTCCACCCAGCACCACAGATATCGTGGTGAGCCCGGGGCTGGGGTTCATCAGATACCAGACCCCGACAAGCGGGTATCCGGAGCCGCTGGCGTGGATCCGCGAGATCGCCTTGGTCATGGCGACCCCCTCGGCAGTAACCGAAGGGTCTGCGGCGCTTACGTCCTGATCTAATAGGACAGCGGCAATTAAAACATGATCAGCGCCACCGACAACACTAAAATCCGATGTAGCATCGTAAGTAGTGCTGGAGGTTGTCGTTGTGACTAGTACGTCAGCGCCGCCGACCCTTGTTGGCATTTACACGCCCTTTTGGCGTTTATGCGCATCACTTTCCCCGCTTAGCCAGAACCTCCTTGATTACCTTGATGATGGACGGCGCCTCTTCCCTGGTGAAGGTCACCACCATGCCGGGCTCGTTGGCGTCTTTCTTCGACTCCAACCGAACGCCGGTGACGGTGTAGTCATCCGCCGTGGCCAGCATGCGCTCGGTATGGCGGATGTTCCGGAATTCGAGATAATCCGTGTCGGCCTTGGCCATGTTACTGGTTCCCTGCGGTGAGCGTGAAAGAGGTAACGGAGAACGGTTGCGCCGCGGCGAACACGACGTTGTCGACGGTCATGTCGCCGCCGCCGCCCGTCGCCGTGATCGTGCCTTGGATGTGCTTGGTGGTGCCATCCGTGGCATAGATCCGGAAGTGGCCGGCGCTGCCGGCGGCATCAGCCGACAAGTCCTGCCATGTCCCCAAGAGGGCCTTAACCGCCGAGGCGGCGGCGCTCATCCAGTCGGACGGCAGGCTGAGCGTCGCCAGCACGCTGCCGGAGTCGGCGGTCGCCAAGTTGGCCGGCGGCGCCCCGGTCCGGATCTTCATCACCGCCGAAGCACCAGTGGTGCTTTCGACGGCGTCCAAGCGGGCGTTATTTACTGCGATCGAGTATTGCAAAGTCATAGTCTCTTCTCCTGTATGTGTTTAGCTAGTTAGTAGGTAGTATTATGCCACCTTAGACTTTTGTTGCGCCGTAGTTAGTTTAGCTGTCTGTGCGTCGATAGACTTTTGCACCCGGTCCATCGTGGCATCGATCGATCCCAGCGCCTTGAGAAGCGCGGTCGTGCTCTTTTCGGTGACGTCGGCAAAGGTTTCCTTGTCCAGCACCGCCTCGATGCGGTCGGCCTCTTTGTCGAAGACGCCCTGCACCCCGGTCAGCGAGGTGTTCACCTGCTTGAAGAGGCTGGCATAGCCGGTGCTGGAGCCGTAAACGTTTCGGCCGGCTTCGAGCAACTGTTGGGCCAGCCGGCCGGCATCGCTAGCGGCGCCGGCATCGCCGGTCTTCGCCGTGGCCACCGACTCGTTGAACTGCGCCTGCAGCGCCTTGAAGACATCCAGCGGCCCCCCCGGCGCCAGCGTCGACACCGCGAGCCCCTTGCGCGCGTCGGCCAGCGCCTCTTCGGCCTGCCGGGCTTCGTTGGCCCGCTTCGTCAGTTCCTGCATGACGTCGCTGCGTTGGCTGACTAGATCCTTCATCCGGTCGTTCAGCTTGCCCAGGAGGTCAGTCACCGCCGCCACCTGCGCCTGGGCGGCCTCGCGTGCCTTGGCGGTCAGAAGATCGTCGCGCGCCTTATTGATCTCGACAATCTGCTGATTATACAGCCGGTTGACGTCCAGCACGGACAGGCCCAGCCGCCTCGCCTCCGCGATCATCTGGATCCGGTTGTCTTTCGCGATCGCCACCTGAACCATATACCAATGCTGAATCGCCGAGCGCGAAGCGGCAGCACCCTTGTTGATGGTCGTCAGCTGGTCGAGGATCGAATCCGCGAAATCCAAGCGCTCGCGGTTGGTGATTTTCGCTTCGATCGGCGGTGCCAGCGCGTCGACCATCTCCTTCCACTTTTCCACGATCTCGGCCCGCTGGCCGGCGAAGTTCGCCAGCACCAGATCGACGTTGGCGCCGATCTCTTTGGCGGTCGCGAGTGACTGGGCGCGGCGGTCGTGCAGCGCCTTCAGTTCGATTTGCTTCCAGAGGTCGAGTTGCTGTTTGGTAGCGCGACCGGTGTCGATCAACGCGCCGGCCATTTCCTGGTCGAAGGCGTTCACGATATCGGCCCTGACCGCCTGCTGCGCTTTGGCGATTTGGGCTGCGCTGAAGCCCAAATCGCGCAGGATCGCCACGTTCTCGTCGGAGAACTTCTTTTGCGCCTCGCGCCATAGCCGCTGCGCCTCGGTGAGTTGCGGCTCGGCCTTCTGGACGATCAGCCCGGCGATGGCCATGATCTCCGCTACCCTCGCCTGGATCCTCTCGCCGGCTTCCTTGCCTTCTTTTCCAGTCCCCTTGATGCCTTTTTCGTTGACCGCGCCGGTAATCGCTTTGAGCGCCGCGGCCTGATCGACCACCAGCTTGGTTCCGGCCGCCACCGTCCCGCCGGTGCTCTTGACATAATCGGTCAGCGCGCCCTGGAAGTCGCCCAGGATGTCCTTGACCGCCTGGAAGGCGAAGCGGCCCTCCAGTGCAAGATCCTGTCGGCCGACCTTCACGGTGTCGCTGGTCCGAACGCTGCGCTCGTATGGGGTGCCTTCGAAGGCGACGCCGCTGGCGCGCTTGAAGTCCGAGCCGCCGCTGAGGGCTTTAGCGATGCCACCGCCGGCAAGGGCACCCAGGACGCTGCCGATCGCGGTGCCGACCCCGGGAATGAAACTCCCAAGCACGGCGCCCGCCGCCTGCCCGATGCCGGCGCCTACTGTGGATGCGTCCTCATTCATACCACCGATGGCCGCGGTAGCGATCCCGCTTCCTACCGCGGAAGTCATTTGCGCATTCCCGCTCAGCAATCCGCTCTTGCCCAGCGCGCCCTTGATCCCGTTCGCCAGCTTGGTGGCGAGATCATCGAAGGCGTTTTTCATCTGTTCGCCGAAAAGCGCATCGGACAAGCCCTGAACGATGCTGGTCCCGCCGCCGGCAAGATCACCCGTCTGGAAGCTCTTGAGCCCTTCGGCAATGGACCCGACCAAGTCAGCCTGCTTGGAGAGCTGCGCGGTCATGTCATGCGTATTGCCGAGCATCGCCTCGAATTGCTCGCGCGTGTAGCCGGCCGTTTTCAGGAATTGCTCCATCGACGTGTTCGTGCCGTGTAGCGCGTCCTGAAGCTTCTGCACCCCTTCGGCGATCGCGTTATCGCGGTCAGTCGTGATCCCTGCCGTCAGCGCCTCGCGGGCCCGTTGGTTGGCGAGTTTGAATTCCTCCAGGACTTTCTTCGCGCCAGCCAGTTCGTCGGCTTGCTTTTTGGCGGCACCGCCGGCTTTGGTGGTTGCGTCGGCCAGCGCACCCGTTGAACCCGTGAGTTCGTCGGTTGCCCCGACCATCTTCTTCAGCCCGTCGAGTTTTTCCATCCGGGCATTTTCTTCACGCTGGTTGGCTTCTGCGGTCGCGGCAGCGTTGGCCAGTGTGGCATTGGCGTCCAGCGCCATGAATTTCTGATATGCCGCACTGACGGCGCCCCGCGCCGCCTCCTGTTTCGCCAGCCCCGCCGTCGCGGCGTCGGCGGCTGCGTCGGCATCCTTCATCATTGCCGTCATTTCGGCCGAAAAGTTCTTCGCGCCCTGGGCGTTTTTCGCCAGTGAATCCGCTAATTCGCCAAAAAACGGAACCTTGGCGGCGCCCTCTGACAGCATCGTCATGAGTGACGCCCACTTGTCGGTGAGCCACTTCACGAGGCTGGCAAAGTCGCCTTTTACCTCCGCCCAGCGCAGCGCAAGCCGGGTCGGAACCACTGCTGCCGACTCCGCGATAAAATCCCAGACCGCCGCGACTAGCTCGCCGGCGGCTTGCGCGCTGTTGACGGTGGCGGTCCAGAACGCCGAGATGATCGCCCCGATCTTGACGTGCTCGGCGCCGACCTCCACCGTCCGCTGGGTGAAGAGCAACAGCGCCGCGGCGCCGCCGGCGATTAGCCCGGGAAGCCCGAAGAACGCCCTGGCGATCAGGCCGAGCGTCATCGCCGCCGCTTCGCCGTGGGTGGCCATAAACTTGAAGGCGCTGCCAAGACCCTGTGCGACACTGATCGCTTCTTGGGACGACGCAATGCCGGTCAGGATGTCCAGTACTGTGGTAAGCGCTTCTTGGAAACCGCCCTTTATTACCGACTCGCGTAAATGCAGCATGGCATTATCGAGTGCATTCATCGACTTGGTAGTACTCTGAATATTTTTAGCTCGTTCCTCAAATATTTTCTGTAAATACGGACCGAAAGCGGCGACAAAACGTGCGGTAGAGATATTCCCGAGTTGCAGCTGTTTGCTCAGTTCCTTAACATCCATCCCCATGCTTTTTGCAGCCAGGTTGAACGCGCCCTTTAGCCGTTCGCCCAGTTGTCCGCGCAACTCTTCGGCCTGTACCACGCCCTTGGACATCATCTGTTGGACGGCGTTCATCGCGCCTTCCAACTGGTATTGGTTCATATTAAGGACGGTCGCGGCCGACGACAAACCCTCGTAGAGGTTGCGCGTGTCCTCCAGTGAAATGTTCGACGCATTGGCGGCAACGAGAAGGCCGGAATACGCGTTGGCGGAGGACAGGATACCTTGACCGAGAGCCTCGGCGGTCTTGGTGACATAGTCCATTTCCTGCCGCGCGCCCGCGGCGGAGCCAGCTACAAACTCGAATGTCTGGTTAATCTGCTGAAGTTGTGTGGTCGTGTCCATGAGGCTCCGGACGAAACCAGCTCCCACGAAGGCCGCGAACGCCCCCTGGACGGCGCGCGCAAGGCTCGCGGTGCTGGATAGCGCCCCGTTAAGGCGTGTCACCTGTGCCGCTGCGGATTTCCCCGCAGCGTCCAGCGAACTCTGGGATTTAGCGGCGCGCCGGATCTCCGCGTCGGCGCCGGCCGACGATTTCGCTAGCCGGTCGAGTTCGGTTTGGGTGGCGTGCAACTGCTTGGTCAGTCGGGCGAAGGCGGCCTCGCCCGACTTGACGTCTGAGCTATCTACTTCCACACCTAAAGAAATCTGGTTCGCCATCTAAGTAACGATCCCATATTCGTTAGCTGCGTCTAAGTATGCCAGCCTCGCTTCATCAGTCGTATCAAATATACCTAGATATTTCGACTTTCCATTAATCCCGATACAGTCCGCCCCCGCCGCCGCCGTAAATTTCCCTCGGCGCCAGACCTGATAACATGTGCGGCAGCGGCCACTGGCGTAAATTAGCGCCTCCTTTCCGCAGTCCGCACATGTCATGATCCCTACCCGCTTCATAGCCCCGCTACCGCCTCGCTACGCCCTTGCTCGCCGCGCGCCGCTCTTCCGTCTTCGTCCGCCGCTCCTCGCCGGCCGCGCGCGCCTCGAAAAACTCCTCTTCGATCGACTCCACAATCCGGACGTCGGCCCGGCCTAGCACCTCCCCGGTCACCTGACAGTAAGCGGCCATCGCCTCCCAGGAGAACGGCAGGAGCCCACCCATGTCGGTGGCCCGCCGCCGCCGGTGCAAGTCGCCCCAGATCCTCAGGTGACGCTCGAAGCACGCGGGCAGGGGCGGCGTCTGCAGACGCTCCGGCACGCGCCCGGTGGCGGCCTCCGCCGCTTCCAGGTGCTCTCTCAGCGTGCGCCCATCTTCCCATGTCTGCCCCAAGTCGAACTGGGCGCGGACAGCGCCCCTCAGAGCGGCTTCGAGGTCTTCCCCGAAGCCGCCGCCAGAAAATTTCCGCGATCACCAAAGCACTGCGCGATCTGCTCCCGAAAGACCGGATAGTCCTGTACAAGCTGCCGAGCCTCTTCGTGCGACCATTCCACCGGCTTGCCGCCGGCGTAGATATTTTCCCAGCCGACAATCGCCGTTGCCAGCCGCTCCATCAGTTCCTCTTCCACCATCTGCGCGGTGATTTCGACGCGGTTAGTCCGCGACGCCTGCTTGAGTCGGCGATCGGTCACCTTGCGCTCAAGCGCCCGCATGGTGGGGTGGTCCGGGCCGATGATGTGCAGGGTCATCGGCGCACCGTTGGCGGTCAGGTCCGCCCCCGTTACCGGATGCACGAGCACGAGCGACTGCGGCTCGTCATTGGCCTTGAAATCGTTCAGGTCCACTATTCTGATCCCTTTTTGGTGAGGTTTCGCACGGCGCAAGTCGATTGCACCGTGTTAAACACTACCCGCCGGCAAACCCGCCGGCAAGGGATCAGGCCGGCGGGACCGTCGTGTCGCTGATGACGATCTGGGAGACCGGCGCCAGCGGGAAGGCGGCATGCGGCTTCAGTGCGCGGAAGTCGCACGAAACCGGCAGGCCCTCCGCCACCGCGTCGCCGATCGACCCTGTGTTGATCTTGCAGCGGGGGAAGGTAAAGGTGATCGCGTCATCTCCGGCCGCGGTGTCCAGCCGCATGATCAGGGTAATATCGTCCTGTTCCAGGTCAAAGGCGTTGTAGAGCGCTTCTCCCAGGCCACCTCGGTCGAACAAGACGGTGATCGTGCCGGAAACCACGCACTGGATACCATATAGCACCGTCGGGATGATGTTGGCGCCGACCACCTCGGAACCGCTCATCTGGTTGTCGATGCTGAAGTTCATGCCGGTGATCGTCGCGCATGGTGTGCCGTCCTTGAGAAGCACGCCCGAGACCGCCACCAGCACGTCTTCATCACTCACCAGCGTATAGTCAGGCAGGCCGACGCGCAGGATCTCGAACGGGCCCGAGTATGGGCCACCCGTCTGGATCGCCGAGGCAACGGTGATCACGGTCGCCGAGTCGATTTTGGTGATGGTCCGCGGGTTCCGGTTCTGGACATCGGTGATGCCGGTTCCCGAGAACACCACGCGGCTGCCGACGGTGAACCCATCAGTGATCCAGGACCCACTGCTCCTGGTGATCTTCTTCGTCGCACCGTTGAAGGTCAGCGTCCCGGCGCCAACCTGGGTGATCACGATCTCCGCCAAACCATCGATCGACGCGCGCGAGATCGGATTGGCGTCCTGGCCGATCACTGAGTAGGTCGCGGTTGCGATACCGGTCGGCGGAAGGTCGACCGCCATCTGGTTGGGCCGAATCCCGTTGAAGGTGATAAACGATCCGATATCGGTGAAGGCGCGCTCAACCGTGAAGGACCGGTAGATATTACCCATCTGGCAGCGGGAGCCGCCGGTGGAGATTGTGCCGGCAGACAGCGGCGCCGCGCCCACGCCGGTGAACTGGCTCGACGGCCACGCAAACACGCGGTTGGTCAACGGGACGGAAAAGATGGTGAAGATCTTGTTATTGTAGGTGTTATTCACCGAACCGGTGATCTTGAGGGTGTCACCGATGCGATAGCCGAGCGTCGCCCAATCGATCCCGATGCCTTCGATCTGGACCGATCCGTCCGAAAGCGGCGTGAACGTCATGGTTGTGGTTGACATGACAATAGGGGTGGGCTGCACCCACACGCCACCCAGGAGCGCCTGTTGCCAGTCGGCGTGCGACCCGGGCGAAAGCTCGGTCACGATATCGCCGGATGCGCGCCGCATGCCGTGGCGGCTGTCCGACACCATGCGGTCGGAACGGACCTCCTCGGAGTCGTAGGAGTCTTTCGTCAAGGTTAGGGTCGTGCTACGCCGGCGAAGAGTTTTCAGTGCAACTACAGCGGGAGCAAATCCGTAGCAAACCTCTTCAGCATAGCCCATGTCCGCGAGGGGGCCAGACGCTACCTGGGGGGAGCAAAGCAGTTCGGCCATCCGGCCACCTCTCCTGGCGGGTCATCTGGAACCGGCCGGGCGCCCGCGTTCAGATCCCGGTGGCGAGCCGAACTATGACAGAGCGGCGGACGGCTGTCACGGATGGAAATAATCGGAACGCCCGGCTCTGCAGAACCGGGCGTTAAGGCATTCGCCTCGACCGGCTCCGCATGCTAGTGCCTAGGTACACACCCGGAGCGTCGACGTCATTTTCCTCAAACGACTGGCGTCTGTCAAGGCGCAGCGCGCTCAGGGCGTCGCTGTAGGCGGCATCCGGGCTTCGCTCCAGGGGAGGGGTGCTGTGCGGCGCACCGGCCGCCAGAAGGGCTCTCAGACGCGCGCAGAGGCCGCAAGCCACCGCTCATCGCTCCAGCATGATCAGGTTGGTCGACCAGCGCATCGTCCGGCCGCCTGTGGTTTCGACTTCGTTGATCAGATGATAGGTGTCGCCCAGGTCACCACCGGCCAGCCAAATGACGGTTTCGTCCGGATCGAACGAATTCGACGGCGAGGTAATCGCTGGCGGGATAATCCAGGTGGACGAGACGATCGTGTCGCCGGCCAGCCGCTTGGGCCAGTCGACCGCGTAGTCCAGCACCTCGGCTGGATCCTTTTTCCAACTCATGCCGCTCTCAGCCTCCGATTATCAGTCTGCGCCATTGCCTCGCGGCTATCAGCCGGAACCGTCGCCCGCCGGTTTTCGGAGGATACCATAGATCTCCGGTTCTCGGAGAATACCGTTGCCCGGCGCTCGCGCGGGGTCACTACATGGGTCGCGGTGACGTCGATCCCGACAGCGACAATGGTGTCACTGGCCTCGGTGACGTCCAGCGCAGCCTCGATATAAAACCATCCGGCAGCGACAACGGTGTCCGGCGCCTCGGCCTGTGCGAGCGCTCCCGCGCCCTCCGGGGAACCTCCGGCCGACGCGATGGTGTCCGAAACCTCGGTAGCGGCGAGTGATCCGGCGAGTGGGAGTGAGCCGGCAGCGACAACGGTGTCCGGTACTTCGGCCAAGTTGGCCACCGCGCCGATCGGCAAGCTACCGGCGGCGGCAAGGGTATCTGGCGCTTCGGCCACCCCCACGACACCGCCGACCGCCGCGACGCCGATCGAAGCGATGGTGTCTCCAGCTTCGGTTGCGGCAAGGGTGCCAGTAGCCGCCAGCGATCCCATGCTGGTGAGGGCATCGGGCACCTCGGCCATTGCCGTCGCCCCGGAAATCGAGAGCGATCCCGCCGCGGCGAGGATGTCCGGCGCCTCGGCCACTGCCAGATTGCCGGCAACCGCTGGCGCTCCACCGGTTGTCGCCAGCGTGTCCGGCGCCTCGGTCTTCGCAAAGGTGGCGCTGATCGAAATCGAGCCAGTTGCGGCGATAGCGTCGCCAGCCTCAGTCGCCGCCAGCGTGGCCGCGGACGGAAGCGAGGCTGCCGCGGCAAGAGTGTCAGGCGCCTCGGCGATAGCACCGACGCCAGTGATAGGTGACGAGCCGGCACTGGCGAGAGTGTCCGGCGCCTCGGTAGCGTTGACAGTGCCGGCGATCGGAAGGCTGCCCGTAGCCGAAATGACGTCCGGAGCTTCGGTGGCCGCAAAGGCGCCAACGCCCGACGCCGCCGCGCTCGTCGGGATCTCAATCAGGAGTCCGTATTGGTAAAGCACCCGCTAGATGCTCCTAAGTCTCCATGGGAAAACTCTTCCCGTCCCAGCCGTCTGTTTCAGCGTGAACTTCGCCTGTGTTGTTGAGTCTATCGGTGGGAACTTCTTTCCTGGCTGCGCTTGCGCATGCTGATAGGTCAGCTTAAAACATTCGCGGTAGTTGGTCGCGTCGATCATTTCATAAGCGCGAAGCTCTACTGCATCGCCGAGAACCATATTCACCGTGTCGACCGAAAACACATAGGTCGCGATCGTCGTTGGCGTTGCCAGTGAATGCTCGGTCGATATCGTCGCTGTTTGCGATCCTGAAGCCTCTACTGCCCATGCCATCCTAGTACACCCCGTATGCGGTTATTTGTATTGCAGATGCAGTGCTGTCCTGCTGACACCGCGCGGCGATGCGTGTGCCCGCAGCGATTGACATCGGGATGAAGCCAGAGCAAGTGCACCCGCCAGAGTCGGCGCCCTTAAAGTTGACGTAAATATTCGGGATCATAATGACTTCGGACGCTGCGGCACCTATCGCCAGATCAATCAGGTATAGCCTAGCAGGAGCCGAGAACAAACAATCCACGGTGAAGAAAATTCCAGAGTATGCCCTTGCCGTCGATGATATAAGTTGCGCGTAGCTGCCCTTTACGTTGGCCGCTCCAGGCGTCATCGAAGTGCCTTTGGTAGCTGCACTGTTATATCCGATGGCGTCGACGCCGGCATATCCATCAACGTTGCTGCAATAGCCCTGGATGCTTACCGCCGCGCGGTTGCTCGCGTTGTTCCCTCCCGATTGAACGCGCACCGCTATGCGACTGCCGGCCGGAATATTGATCGGGAGCGTCAATTGCATCGCGATCGGAAAATTGGCCCACCCAAGCACCAGATCCGGGATGATGACCACTTCTGAGCCGGCGGCTCCGACCGCTATGTCGATGGCAAAGGTATCGCCACTAGTCGTCTGGGCATTGATGGCCAACTCGATATGCAACAGGTTGATATCGTTGGCTGTTGATGCGACAAGTTGGGTATAGGCCGATTTCGTGTTTGCCGTTCCCGGAAGTGCCAGCCTGAGCGCAGACGAGATCGCGGTATTGGACGCCACGTCGATCGGCAGGCACGCACCATCGGGAAAGCGAGGAATTGCCATCAGACGACGATCTGCACGGCGCGGCCCGCCGCAATGACTCCCGCGCTCTCCATCGTCTGGACCGATGTCAGGATATACGCATCGTTGCAGTCAACGAGCGGCGCCGACTGGATGTAATCCTTGAACGACCGGAGCCCGTCCTGCGCAGCAAGCGACCCGGTCCGGAGGATCGTCTGCAGCGCAGTCCGCTCGGCCGGGGTGAACCGCTTCCAGAACTCCTGCTGCGTCGGCATGGACTTCTGTGCGGCCACGACCACGACCGCGTGGGTTGCCGCATCCCAGCGGTGCGTCGCGTCCAGCGGCAGGAGGCCCGCGGCCTTGCTAAAGCCCTTTGCCGTCAGCACCGCATCCGGCGCAACCGGATCGCTGTCGCTCGGATTCCATGAAACCAGCGCCCCGGTGGCGGTGACGTAGACGTAGGTCGCCATCTTTTAACCTTCCATGCACTGTCACGCCGCCTGCCGAGTGAAGCGGCGGAAGTAGAATTCAATCCGGATGGGAAAGATCAGCCAGCCGTCGCCCTCGATCATGTCCCGCGCTTCCGCCGAGGTCACCGTTCCCGTCACCTGATCCGGGCCAGAAGCCGCCACCTCGCGGCCGTGGTAAAAGGCTAACCTGATCTTGTCGGCCAGATCCTCGCCCTCGTGCATGATACCGTTGGCCGGCCAGTAGAGATCCAGCATGTAGATGCCGCCCTCCTGAGTCTGGCCCCAAGCGCCGAGCGTCACCGTTTCCGCCCCGGCCTTGGCGAGCTTTTCCTTGATCCAGGGGACGCCGGCCGCGGGCTCGATATCGGCCACCGCGCCGCCTGCCGTGTAGATCTTGCTCTTGCCCTCCCAGCGGACATCGGGGATGCCGGCCACCGTCAGCAGGATGGCCCGGAGGTCGGACCGGATGCCGCGCCAGACGCTCATGACTTGATACCCGCAGCGATCCGCAAGTCACGAATGGCTTGCCGATCGCGACGATATTCCGATCGCGACGATATTAAAGCGTCATGATGCTCAGCGGTTCTGCTATCGTCCTCAGCCGCATCCAGCACCCGCGCGAGCAGTTTGCGCGGCACGATGACCATGTCATCGTCATGCTCTCGAAGAAATCCGGCAAGCGCATCTCGGTCGATTGTCATTTCCCGCGCTCCCGCATCGTGTGGATCTGGATGAAGTCCTGGTACATGTTCGCGCAGGCGTCGATCCATCCGGCGGGAGCCTGCGGCGACCAGCCCTCGTTCAGCTTGCCGATGTAGGCTGCGGAATTGGCCAGCGTGAGCGTCGCGCCGATGGAATCCATCATCACGTTCGGATCGGATGCGCCGCGGCTACCTGGGCCGCCCTTCGTCGGTGGGTTCGGATGCTGCGCTGGCGCGCCGTTCGACTGGGCAAACCACGAGCTTGCGGAAAAGCCGGTGTCGAATGGATTGCGCAGGCGCAGGTTGCGGTCGAGGTCGGTATGGCTCGCGAAAATGACCCGCTTGATCGACCGCATGGTGAGGTCGCCAGCATCGAAGCTCTTCGGATCGAACCGCGCCTTGATCAAGTCGTGGCCCCCTTCTCCGCCTGGAGAGTGTGAACCACGGCCACGCCATCCGGCCGGATAGTTTTGACGTCAGTCACGGTGAAGCGGTCTGCCTCGCCGGGGACTTCGATCTGGTCGCCGGGCGCCGGCAGGAACACCCCGAGCCCGGTTGCTGGGACGAGGATCTTCAGAAAGTTGGTCAAAGTCAGGTCGTTGTAGGGGGTCGACCTATCGTTTGCCGCGCGCGGCACGATCACGCATGGCACCGAAACCACGATCTCCGCGCCCGTCGTCTCGACGTCGGCGACCGCATCATAGCTGGTGACGTTCTTCCGGTGGAATGTGACTTCCTGCCCGTTGCCGAAATCGAGGATCATCTCGGCCGCGGCAGCGCGCATCGAATTGTAGTCCACCGCTACACCTGCTGGTTGCTGAGAAGTTCGGAGTCGCCGCCCCGAACGGCATCATTCTGGCCGACGTCCCAGATCCCGCCGTAGGACGGCCGCGTCCACATGGGGCCTCGCCGGGCGGCAACGTCAGCATCGATGCCGCCGGCCTCAGTAGGGTTCAGATCGGCGTAGGCATCCATATCCAGCAGCGGCGCCACGATCGCGGTGATCGACGGCCATCCCAGATCCGCGAACGGTCCGGAGGCGCCGGCCGATGTTCCCGCGCTCGCGTCCAGCCCGGTTTCCTTCGGGCTAAAATAGACAACCTCCAGGGTGTCGACTTTCTTCGACTTCACCAGCCCGGACTCGCCAAGCGACCCGGGGCTGCCGCCGGAGTTGATCGTCCCGTCAGTCAGCCCGCCAGCCGCCACGATCTGCGCGCGCCTGATCTCCGGCGGGATCGTGTCGCTGGGCACCTCCGGCCCGGTCCGGCCGTAGGTCGCGCCGAGGCGCGGCCACTCCCCCGATTGCTCGGTGCCAACCCGGTCGCCGTCATAGATATAGGTCGCGCCATCATCGACCAGGAGCTTGGCCATGATCAACTTGGCGTCTTTCTCGTCGGACGTCAGCGCCGCCCATAGCGTCACACCCATCAGCGCCAGATAGGCGGTCGCGTCGGCCTGGGAAACGTAGCTGTTGGCGTCCGGATCGCCGGTGCCGTCCTCAACGATCAGTGCCATCAGGTTGAACCTCCAGGCTTGAAGCCCGCGAGGTCGAGGCGGGCCACGATCTCTTCGTTTGATCCATTCGACCGGAGCTTACGGTTGCTGGCCTGCTGGCACATCCAGTTCCGGAAGGTGCCGCCGCGGCCATGAGGTTCGGAATCATACTGCGCCCGCCATGCTTTCAGGAGCGGAGACTGCTCGGGTTCGACCGGGTCCGGCGCGCCGGCACCCGCCACGGACTGCTCGATATCGGCACGCACCTCGCTCTCGGGAATATCAACGGTGGTCGAGGCAGTCTGCACCCGCACCTGAGTGCCGATCCGCTTCGTGTTCACGAGCGTGGCGAGCACCCCCGGCTTGATGTTCGGATCATCGATCCTGTCCCCCGGAGCGTAGTTCTTGCCGAGAATGGTGACCGGCTTGCGGACAACGTATTCGGTGATTGTTTGCATCTGCGGGGGCTCCAAAAAGCGAAGGGCGGGGTGTTGCCCCGCCCTCGAATATCACCCTAAAGCAGGCTTCAGGCAACAGCCGCCGTCGCGAAGACCCCGAGGTCAGGAGCAACCACCTTGGGAGCAAACGCAAGCTCGATCTCGAAGCGATCGGACCGCACCAGCTCCCGACGAAACTGGCTGACCCGGCCGCCCATCGCATTGGCGCCCAGATAACCGGTCCAGGCGAAAGTGTAGCCGGCCGACGGCACCATCAGCCCAGCGCTCGGGGCCGCGTAGAACAGCGCCGCCGACTTCGCCGCGGCGATGTATGCGTTGGACTCGGTGCCGCCCTCCGGGCCGGAGTTGACGATACCCTTCAGCACCTCGATGCGGTCGACCTCAAACAGCTGGGCCATCGCCGACTTCGTTGCGATCGCTGGCGATCCTGGAGTCTGGCCGTACTTGATGCGGTCGATGATCGCATCATTCTCGCTCAAAATCCGGTAGGTCGTTGAGCCCAGAACCAGGACGTTCGGCGTGAAGCCGGTCGCCTGTTCGATATCAGCTTTCCAGGACTTGATATCCTTGCCCGGCTCGGACGCCGCATCATTCCACTGCAGGAACTGGTTGGCACCCGGCGTTGCGGCAAGGCCAGTCTTCAGCGTGTTCCAGACACCGGTCTTGAAGAAGCTGTTCGCCCAGATAACCTCTTGGAAGATCAACGCCTTCCGGGTAATCAGCTCGGTTGCGGCGCGATCAAGCTGCAGGAAGGAGTCTGCGTTGGCGCGAAGCTGGTCGCCGATCTCGTGGTGCACCGCATAGACCGGGCAATAGTAGCTATCCTGCGACAGGTTGAAGGTCACGCCGGCCGACTCGGTCGCATCGGCGCGAAGCTTCATCTCGTTCCGATTCCAGTCGGCCCGATCGAACTTCCAGAATGTGTCCGACTGGTTCGACACCGACACAACCGGGAAGATCCGGTTCGCGATGAAATCGTTGGTATTCTGCATGTAGGCAACCGACACATTAGTCAGCGGCCGGTTAACATGCACATCGGACTGGCCGATGGCCTTATTGATCTGGACGCCGAAATCTGCCGGTTCCATGGTCATATCCTCTCTACGTTAGATGGGAACCGGTCCCCACTGGACTTCGATGATTTCATTGGCCGCGCCCGCCGCCGTGATGGCGACGCCGAAGCCGGAAGCGCCGGTCACCGCCCGGCCGGTCGAGTCGGTGGTAACGATCGCGCCGAGCGCCACCGCGGCGCCCGCCTTGGCCTTCACGATCCCGCCCTTGGCGACGGCGATGGCCCGGTTCGCTGCGGAAACCGCCTGAATCGTGACGCCGAGCACCTTGGTGGCGCCGGCGCCGGCCGTCACGCATCCGCGCGGGATGGTGGCCGAGGGGATCACGGCCACGTATTGCGCAATGGCCGCCTCCGACTCGTAGGTATAGGTCTGGATATTTTCCTGCAGGGCCATGGCGGCCGCCTCCTATCGTTCTAGTTCGCCGCGCCGCGCTCGGCCTGGTACTTGGCGTAAAGCCGCGGATTCTGCGTAAGGGCCCGGTCATATGCTTCCGCCGGCGACAGGTTGTGTGCGGCCACCAGCGCGTCGGCCGCCTTCTGAATCTCCTGCTCTGCTGAGGTCGGCCTGACGTCCCGTCCGAAGCCGCGGACCATCGTCGCCTCTTGGGCGAGCGCATCGGCGGCCTTCAGCACCCGGGAGAGTTCACCGAAATCGGCAAGCTGCATCGAGTTGGCGGCACGCTTAAGAACGGGTGCGAAATCTTCCGCTTTGATCGGGAGATGGCTGTATTCAGTCGCCACCACCTTCGCCATCTTGGCGATTTCGGTTTCGTCGGCGATCTTCGCCAGCGCCGCTGCGGCAGCCTCGTTCGCCTTCTTGAGTTCGATCAACTTGGCCGCAAGCGCCGGCGATGCCGACTTCAGCAGAGCTTCGTCGGGATCCTCGCCCTCGGCCGCGGCCTTGGTGACCGCAGTGACGCGCTCCTGGGACTCGGCAAGATCAGCCTTGAGCTTAGTGATTTCGGCCGTCTGGGCGGTGTTGACCGCCGTCAGTTCCGTGATCTTTTCCGCTGCCTTGCTCAGTTCGTCGTTCATGCGCTCCTGATCGGTCACGCCGTCCTCCATCATGGTTGCGGACTCGCCGCGCTTGAAAATCGTAATCAGGCTGTTGGGCTCCGCGGGTATGTTAACGAGAGATATCTCATGGAGCCTGATCTTCGTGAGCCTGTGCTTGCGCGGCTTTTCAGTCATCAACTGGTTCCCGCTGCGCTTTTCCGCCGATGCTGAATCCGGTCATGAGTCCCGCCTTCACCATCGCCCAAGCGGATTCATCGTGAATTTTGGTCACGACCCACATCGCATCCACGTCTGGATCCATACCGGGCGGCCGGAAATCACCGGCGAAGACGGCCATCTCGACCACCTCACCGGCCGAAACCGGCGTGCCGTCCTCACCCTGCGCATGCATGAACCCAAGCGTTCGGCCGGTCTTCATGAATTCATGAACCGCCTCGCGCAGCACCTCTCCGTCGATGCTGTCGCCTTGGGTGTCGGTTAGGAGTTCCCCGCCGCGCTTTGAGACGTAGGCAAATCCGCCCACCAAACGCAGATCCTCGTCGATCGCCGCCTTGGCAATTTCCACCGGGATCCGAACGTCGTCGTCTTCCAAGCCCGACCCTTCTGCTCGACAGGGTTCTAAGTTGGGCCATTAATGACAGGAAAGCGAACACCGGGCAAGTGCTTGAAATACCGCCGCTGATTTAAGGATTGGGGGAGGTGGACCCTTCACGGGCAACCCGAGCCGTCGCTGCCGCCACTTCCTCCCCCAGAGCTTACCCGGCTGGGGCAGGCCCCGTGGGCTTACTTTGCAACAGATTCCGCCCTTCCGCAAGGGCTTCCAGGATCACCCCGACCACGCTTCCGGGTCGCTCGCCCTCACTGCCGTCTGGCAACGGGACCGGAATAGTCGAACACGAGTGCTGAAGATCCTCAATGGTATAACCGGCCTGAAGCGCCAATGAAATCAGCACGCAGGCATCTGCGGTCACGTGCGCCATGTCGGTTCCGGTCTTCCCTGCGTCGGCGCAGAACACCTCTATCGGGTCGCCGTTGTCGAAATAGCTGACGGTCAAAAACAGGGTGAATTCCCCGCCGGGCGCGCCGAACTTCGCCTTGACCGTCTCGCTGCGCCGCCGCGCTGGCGGGGCGCGTCGGAAAGCCTGCCGAATGTTCATGATCCCTCCAAATTAATTTGCCGTGGGCTGCATTATATCCTTGACGCTACCCTGCGGCTCGACTATATCTTAATGCATGGAAGGGCAACAAGTCCTTCCCCTCCCGGAGCGGGGCTCCTCCGGCGCTAGGCGGGCAGCCGAGCCCGCCGGCGGTTAGCAAGGCAAGCCGGGCATCCCGCCCTGGGCCCCTAGCTGGAGTGCTTCCAATGCACGCTTCCCTCGCCTCCCTCGCCTCCCTCGCCGGCCTCGACCCGGTCGCCGCCATCGCGCTGCCGAGAGTATGTCGCCATCCGTTGGGTAGCGTCATTAATTTCGCGTGTTTCCACATACATTCCCTGCTGGGCGACAAGATCGTCTATCTCCCGCTGTTTGGCTTCGGCTTCTCGGCGCTCGCGGGCATCGGCGGCGGCCTGGTCCTCGACAATGTCAACCGGCAGCGGAATAGGAAGCACCTGGGGCGGTGGCTGCTCTGTTGCAGCATCCCCTTGGGGGTCTTCTGCTTGCTCTTTGGCTTGCCCTAAGTCGGCTGGGGGCCGCATGTTTGGGAGCGAATGGACGAACGCGGCATTGATACGAATGACGCACTAAGAGTGCTTCGAACGGAGGACATCGTAGGGGAAATCGAGGCTGGAAAATATCCGGGAGAATGGAAATGCAAGGTGGTAGAAAGGAGAAAGAAAGCACGGGAAATAGGCGTGGTAACAATAGTGATGCGTCAAGAACGTCTATTTATAAAGACGGTGGAGTGGGAGGATCTATGACCGAACAGCACTTCTACCGAAGTGGTGAAGATGTATCTGATCCGCTACCATATACCGGCTGCGGACTGGACGGGATTTTTCTTCTGAACGGGTACGAGTTCTGGGAGAACGACGGCGACACTTACACTAACATTAAGGACATTAGCGGGCTGCACGCGGCAATTGGCCGCTATCTTGTTCTGCACCGAAAGGGATTGACGCCGAAAGAGCTACGATTCCTGCGCAAGACCATGGGCCTCACTCAAGCTGAGATGGCGACAAGGCTGGGCAACAACAGCCAATCCGTAGCCAGATGGGAAAAAGGGGAATGCGAAATACCCGGAAGCTCCGAGAAGCTTCTCCGGGCAATATTCCTTGCCGCCAACCTCAGGAAGGGTGACGCCTCTGTGCTCAAGAAGCTGCTGAACAGCGCCCTGACAGACTTGGACGAACGAGACGAACTGCATCCAGCTCCGGTCAAGTTTGAGCGTAAGGTTGATGAATGGGAAGAGGCGGACAGAGCCGCCTAAACGCTGAATGGGGCGGCTAGCCACAGCCGCCCCTCGTGCGCCACCCGCCCCGCCTTACGCGTGCCTGTCGCGCATGGATGACGCCTTCTATATGATAGCGGGTAGCTGCGGCACGGAGGTCGGATAAAATCGTGGGCAACGAGAAAAGCGTCGAATTGAGGAACGCGAGGCTGAACAGCGGCGCGCTGCCGAGCGCGACGATCGCACATGCGCCTATTGCGGTGCGGTGATTCCTTACGGGACGTATCGGGACCGCGATGGTGCGTGCCACTCCTGCGCTAGCGCACTTAAGGACGACTAATGCCTAAAGGCCCCAAAGGCGCGAAGCGCATCGAATGCCCTATCTGGTAGCGTTTATAATTGGCGCAGTCCTTGGCTGCCTTTCCTTGGCTTTGTCTCTTTTGAAACGCCCTATATATGGCGGGCACCCAATCCAAGGGTTCCTGTTTGCCGCTGTTGCCGGTGGCCTCGTCTATGGAACCGTGATTTGGCTTATCAGCCGAGCAGTTTAAGGTCTTTTTAGACGTTGGTGCGTTTGCTACATAATGCCGCAAATTAATTTGCCGCGGGCTGCATTATATCTTAGTCATCGTAAGGGAGAAACGAAATGACCACCTACACGATCACCCAGCGGGCAAGGATCGAATACACCCCATCCCCCCGCACCATCCGGCGGCGGCTCGAAAGGGCCGGCTACACCCACGTCAACGGATGGGTGACGCGAGAACAGGCCGCCCTCGTCGCCGAGTGGATCGAAGCGGTTAGCCCCGCTGTCAAGCGCATTGCGGCCGAGCCCCCGGCGCTCCGCGGCCGCCCGCGGAAGTTAGTGGCGCAAGGCTGATCTCGTGCTACCATCCCGCCGTCCGTGGTCCCTTTCGGACTGGCCGGTCTGCTTGCAGCGGCCAAGACTGGAACCCCGAGCGCGTCGGATCGCTCGGGGTTTTCTTTTCCCGTCCATCGGGGTAAGATAAGCGTGCCGGGTGTGCTTGCCCTGCATTTTCTGCCTCAACAACTGCGGACCCGGGCTCAGGCGCCGGGTCTTTTTTTGCTCTAAGCCGGGGTGATCACCGACGTGCCGTCGACCGTCTTCCACGGGTCGGCCGCCGCCGTACCACTGGCGAAGAGCTTGCGGTTGCCCGTGCTGTCCCAGGCTTCCTGGCGCCTGAACTTTCGCAGGTTCACCGAATGTGCGGCGTCGCCAAGCTCGGCCGCAGTGCGCTCGCCGTAGAGAATGCCGCCGTCGACCTCGTGCACCACATTGTGGCGCTTGCTGCTCGCCAGCCCCGCAACCGCTTCGATCAGCGTTGCATGCAGGTAGGGGGCCACACTATGCCGATCGATCTGAACCGTGACGTGCGTCTGATCGGCGCCGGAGTCCTTGAAGCTCACCGCGTGCGGAAGACTCGATAAACTGCGATCGGTGCCGTTGATCGCAACGCTTACCCGGCCGTTCTTGAGATTGCCGATTTCGAGCGCCGTGCGGTCCTTGGTGCGCGTTCCCTGAAATCCGTTCCCCTGTTGCTGGACGCGCCCGCCCCCTGCCTCATCAACCCTGCCCTGGAGCGAGATCAGCGATCCCGCCACCCGGATCCCCGGACCCCAAGTGTCCTGCGTAGTGATATTCGTTCCATCAATGTTGGTGGTTCCGGCGCCGGGAAGATCCACCCCA